TTGCTGTTCTTGTTAAACTTGCGTTTTTAAAATCTGTTTTATCAAAACTTGGTAAAAATTCTCTTTGTTTGTTTATTTCACCAGCAGTTGGTTTTGGCATTAATGACCTTGCTCTAAACCATAAAATTGGTTGAATCATTGTATCAAAAGTTGCTCTATTTATACTGGTGTCTTGTGCAAATTTTGGTGCTGGTTGATTAAAAAATTCAAAAATAGTTGAAGCAGACCTATCTACTATACCCGTAATATCACCACCTGAAGCGGCCGTTACATCAAAACCTTCTTTAAAATCTGGAAAAGGAATTTGCGATTCTGTATTAAATATGTCTTTTAATTCTTCTTCTGAGTATTTTTCACCATTTTCTTTGTATATATCATAATTAAAAACTTTATCCTTAATTGACGCTGTGTATTCTTTTTTTATTTCTTCAAAAGTTCTGTCATCATTTTCGTATTCAACTAAAGCATTTTTTATTAAAGCTAGATTCTCTTGTGATATTGGATTTACTTGCTCTTTGGCTTTGTTTGAATCTTGTGTGCCAATTCTAGCAGATTGAATTATATCAGCAGTTAATATTGGGCTTCCAAAAGAATCTACTGTAGGTTGACTTGTAACATTTCTTTTAAAATTATCTAATTCTTTTCTTGTTAATACAAAAGCATTATCAATACCTAAAGTATCTAAATTTTTCATAACATTTTCTATTTCTGATATTTTATCACTATCATATAAAACTCTGCCGTCTTGTGGGTCTACTATATATCTTCTTTCAACATAAAACTGGGTGTCTATTCTGCTTTGTTGTTGTTGAGCAGAAGTTGGTCCTAATTTAGCATCACTACCTGCAATTATATCCGATACTATACCTTTAAAACCACCAAAACCTTTAAAGTCTGTAATAGGCCCTACTACGCTTGGTTTAACATCTGTGTTTTTAAAGTCTTGCAAAGTGTTTAAAGCTAAAGCTTTTTGTTCTTCAGATAAATTAACATTTCTATCAATCATGTTTGGTCTTCCCTCAACTGTAGGAACAACTGTGCCTTTTGGTATATTTACATTTGGTCCAAAAATAGCATTAGGTCCGAATCCGTATTGTGGTGTTTGTCTTGAACCTCCACCACCAGCGACTGCTGAAAAATCAGGTTCAGCAGTATTTAACAAACCCATTCTTTTAAGTCTTTCCATTTCATCAAGTCTGTCTAATATTGCCATTATATTCTCCTACATAAATATTCTAGTATCTGTTTGTTTTCCTCTTGAACTTAGAGGTGTTGGGAATCCACTTAACAGACCACCTAAGAATTGTGCTAACATCATTTGATAAGTTTGTGCATCTTGGAACTGCTGATAATCAAAGTCTAATTGCTGTTGACCTCTAGCATCTCTTACCCCACCTATTTCTCTTAGTTGATTGTATCTATCTAAAGTTGATTGATTTGAAGCATCAGCTAGACCGGCCGCTGAGAGTAAACCTTGTTGATTTAATGCGTTAGCATCAAGACCAGCGGCTTGATTCGCCATAGCGGCCTCAAGGGCTGATTGCTGATTCGCTAATCTTGATTCTAATAAATTGCTTTGGTCTGCACTATATCTTGATAAGTCTGTTGACTGATTTGCTAAAGCGGCCTGTAAGTCTGCTGATTGATTCATGCCAGCGGCCTGTAATGATGATGCTTGATTAGATAAATCTGCTTCAAGTGTATTAGCTACATTCTGTGCTTGGGCTCGATATTTGTTGTCAACATTTGATTGTGCGACTCTAAACGCATCTTCTTGATTCATGCCTTGTGCTTGTAAATCTCTAGTCGCATTTGCTAAGTCAATTTCTCTTTGATTGGCTTGATTTGCTAAAGCGGCCTGTTGCATCATTTCTGTATTAAATTGACCTAATGATAAATCTCTAGCTTGATTTAATCTTTGTGCTTCCATGGCAGCATCTAACATTGATTGTTCGGCCGCTAAATCAGTAGCTTGATTTAATCTTTGTGCTTCCATTTGATTTGTAATGTTATCTCTTTGTGCTTGATTTAATAAACCTATGTCTTGTGAAGCTAATTGTGAAGCTGTATTAAAACCTTGTTGACCTAATAAAGCACTTTGTTTTGCTATTTCTGATAATGCTTTGCTTTGAATAAGACCAGCTTCTACACCTTCTCTACTTCCGCCAAAAGCACCAGCTTTAATGGCTCTATCTTGTAATTGTGATAATGACCTATCTCTACCTTCTAATATGTCATTTATAGTAAAATCTCTAACATATTGATTGTAAGGGTTCATATAAGGGTCTAAAGAAGTATCTGCTAGTGTTACTGGGTCTAATAACCCTGGCTGACTAATTCTTTCAATATCAAAACCTCTTTCTAATACTTCTCTTGCTGTAATGTCATTCGGGTCTGCAACTCTTTCACCAACAACATCTCTACTTGCAACATTTGTTCTAGCAATTTCACTTGGTAAATCAATAGTTCCAGCGGCAACATCTCTTGAAGTTACATCTCTTGTATTAACATCTCTTGGTCTTGCCATAGGCCCGATACCTACGGGCAAATTACTAACTGTATCAGGTGTATATCCAGAAGAAGTTAGCATTTGTGAATATAAATCGTTTAGTCTAGCTTCTTGAGTATCGTTTCCTAATAAATAATTTTCTAATCTGTTTTCTCCTATTGTTGTTGCTGAGTCTGGTGTAACAAATCTATCATCTTCGTATGGTTGATACTCTTTTAGTCTTTCTCCCATAATGGGTAATCCCCATTGGTTCTTTCTACCCGTATCATAAGTTTCCGTTATAGCACCTTTACCTAAGTCAAAGGTTTCTTGCATCATCTGTCTGATTGCAGGGTCTAACTCTGAACTTTGACTACCTTTTGATTTACCCATTTTATAACTCCTTGTCTAAGGTAAAGAAAGTTGGATTATAACCAACATCTTTAAATTCTCTTTGCCAACCTTTTCTTCCTGTTAAAGTTGTATATTTGCAACCTACTTCTCTTGCTTTATCTTCTAATATTGGCATTAACTCTTTAATTTCTTCTGTATGACCACCAGCTAAAAAGCCGTGTAAATTATAATACTGTGGAAATACATGAACTTCAGTAATAATGAAGGAGTTTCCAAGAGTATGAAAAAACATTTCACCTTTGGCTATACTTTGTCTTACATCATCAAGAGTATGACTGTTCTTTCCATAATCTAACGCTTTCTGTATGCTTTCGCAACATTTTTCAAAATTTTCTATATTCATATCGCACTCGCTGTTATATTGCCTGAATTATCTACTGTTATATTATATCGTGTTCCGTTAGGAGATTTCAGGATTAATCGCCCATCGTTAATGTTTATATCTGTATCTTTCTTAAAATTTTTTTTATCTTCTTGTTCTAAAGTATTGTTTGTTTGTTGAGCGATACTTGAATTATATTCTGGCGATGGAAGTGGTAATCTCATTATCCTCTACCTCCACCTGCTCTTACGAACATCTGCATATTACCTACTCTCCAATCTGTGTTTCTTGCAGTTTCAACTCTAAATTTAACTTCTCTAGCAGTAAATCTTACATCTGTAGGATTGGCTAAGGTAAAAGAACCACTGCTAGGATATGTTGTTTCTGTTCCTGTAGGGTAATTTCTAACTTTAAATTTAGCAGAAACATCTCCTAATGTTTTTTCATCTGGTATTATTTGTAAAACATTCATTAATCTTCCGTTAGGTTGGTCTATTTGATAAGGGCCTGATTCAGCAAAAACTCCTGCTGATTCGCCTGTATATGAATATCCTGTTTCATGTTCGTATAATTTATAATCAGCACCAATCATCATGGGGTTTGTAAATGTTCCTCTATCTTCTGCACAAGTTCTAGCTAACTCACCAACAATCCAATGATTTTCTTTATAGTTCCAAGCAACATATCTGTTATTTTCTGTGCTATCAGAACTAGGATAAAACCACCATATTTCTGAACTTTTAGAATTATTAAATCCATAAACTTTACTTTTTTGACTAACATTGTAATCACTAAAGACATAATCACTTACATCACTTGGAAGTGGCTTTACAATGCCATCAAATATAAAAAACTGTCCGTCTGAAAACCAAGCGGCAAAAGTATCAGTTGCAACAACACTATTTGTTGAAACAACACCACAATTAGAACCGACTCTTTCAAAAGAATACACAAATGGTAAACCTACATAAGTGGCTGAATACGCATCAACAGTTGATAGTATTAATATTTGACCTTTAACTCTTACTGCTGTTTGTAGCTTTCCATTACCATTAACATTAAAGCTACCAGATTGATTTGTTGCTGAAGGTGTCCAATCAGTATTATCTTCTAAATCTGACCATTGAACTTTTTTCGGGTCACCACCTGCACCAAGAACCATTAATGCTCTTTCTTCAGTTACAATTAGAGATTGTATGCTAGTAGGACAGTTAGAAATTAATTGGGCTGGTGTTGCTGAATTTAATTGCCACTCATAGGCTTTTCCGTCTGTTGTGCTACAACCAACTATATATTGCCCCCAATTATCTAAAGACCAAGTTGTGCAAGGTTGAAACAAACCGCTATCAGGTCTTTGTGTTCCATAATTAGATGAACCAAAAGTATAATTACCATATCCTACACTTTGCGTAGCATCATCTGTTCCTGTAGTAAAACCAGCTGGAGTTATGTCGTATTGTGTTCCGTCAATAGTGTAAGCATAAAGTTTATTAGAAGTTCCTACAGCCAATCTTCTGTTACCAGCGTTATCAATCCAAGACAACATTCGTCTAGCTTTTCCTGTTGTTGTAGCTGTTCCAAACTGACTCCAACCTTTAATTGGTTGCATAGCATTATTATTCCAACGAACTAAATTACAATCATGCCAACGACCTTTTGATTGTAGTTCAGTTCCGTTCTTATAAACTCCACTTGGTATATCTAATTCAACATAAGGCATTATTCTTCATCTCTAATATCTTTTAATTTAGTTACTTCTTGTTCTAACATTTCTATTTTCATATCTTGTCTAGCGTCATCTGGTAGGCTACCCATCTCACCTCTTGGCCATTTAATTCTAAATTCACTATTTAACTCTATGTCTTTCATTTGTAAGTCAAGTTCATGTTCTATGAAATTTAGTCTTTCAGAAACGCCAAAATAGCCCCATACTGCTACTGCTACTGTTCCAATTATAGCAATTAAATTTCTTAGTGGTATCGCTATGACTGAATTATCTGAAACTTTTAAACTTTTTTCTACCATTATTATCTCTCAATCAAATATAATATTTCAGATATTTTCATGGCTGTTGCTTTAGTCGTTTTTAAGTCTGGTGATGTATCGTTTTGATAAGTAACTAACAAAACACCCCAAGCATCTTCTGAGGACATGATAGGACACGCTGTATTGACTACATCTCTATCTAAAGAGGTGCATTGACTTAAAACAAAATGACCAATCACATATTCATCACCTTCCATAAAATATCCTGTTGGCAATAAATCTTCGCTGTTTCTAGGTTCGTTATACAAAGGCACTATATTTCGTGCATCTATCCAATCATATAACCATACTGATTCAATATCTCTATTTGACCTTAGAAGTTTAGTAATTAAATCTTCTACTTTAACTTTTTTCTCAGGGTCTTTTTCATACACTTCTACTATTGGAATCTCATTATCTTCTTCAGCACCAAGATTAAGATATTGTTGAAAACCTATATATCCAATTACAGCTACAATTATAAGACTTGTAATCTTCATAACAAAAGCTGACCAAGATTGTTCTGGTGATATTATTCCTTTTATTGTATCAATAATTTTATCCATTATATTACTTTCTCATTTTCTCTATTGCTCTACTTGAGAACCAAAAACATACAACTGAACTTAAAATACCAACATCTGTTTCTGAATATATTTCTGGTAAAAACTCATGTAAATCACCACCATTTTGATACACTTGCACAACAGCTAAAGTCTTTGCAGTTAAATACAATCCTAATATTGCAAAAGTAACTGTAGGTCTTACAAGACCACTTAAATTAACTATCCATTTACTAGCATTGTTTTGAATTGTTTGACTGTGTTGATACACACCTGCTACTTCGGCTTCATCTGCCCTTGCTTTAGCTACTGTTATTTTATGTTTAGCGGCCATTTCCATTAAAGCTAACTCATGTTTTTGCGAACTTTTTTGTTTAAAATGGTCAAGCACGGCTGGTAAACCTGAACTAGCAAAACCTAATAAAGAGCCAATTAAACCGAACATGATTCTAAACACCTCTC